TTTTGCCGTACTTGCAGGTGAAGCCGGCGACGTCGGACAACGTAACCGACCCGGCGTCGAGGGCGAACGTGAGGTTGTAGACCCAGGCCATTACAGGGACCTGGTGCCGACCGGTACGGGGCCGTTGCGGGCCTCGTACTCCTGGAGGGCGCGTACGACCGAGTCGCCGTCGGATCCGACCGGCATGTAGATATTGACGGTCATCGGGGCACCGCCCATGCCGCCGCCGGCCCTGTCGAGCGGGATAACGGCCTCGGGGCCGGCCTCGCCGATCAGCGCCAACATGCCGCCGGGCTTGTCGACGATGCCACCCTCGGCCAGTAGCGGAATGCCGGGGATGTCCGGCGGGTTTATGTGGATGTCCGGTAGGAAACCTGGGCCTTCGATCTTGAACTCGAGCAGGTTGTTCAGGTCGTCGATCGCCATGTTGACAAACCCGATGAGCGCGTTGGCGATGTCCTTGGCGAACGCTGCTGCCCAGTCGACCGCGCTGCCGAGCGCGTCGCCTATGCCCTTTAGCAGGTTCAGCCCGATGCTTTTCCCGGCGGACAGGATCCACCTGGCACCGGCGATCATGGAGTCCCATAACAGCTTCGGTAGGTCCTTGAATGTCTCGACGATGAAGTCAATCGCGGTGGTTGCCATCGCCTTGAGGGCATCCCAGGCACCGCCGAAGTCGCCCGTGAATAGTGCGACGACGAGGTCGACCACGTTCTGTATCTGCTTCCACATATATTGGACCCAGGCGACCACCAGGCTGATTATCGGCGTAATGATCGGCATGAGGTTTTCGTCGAACCAGCCGGCGAACCGCTGAATCGCTGCAACGCTTTCCTCGATGGCGACGATGACGGCGTCGATCGCCACAACCATTGCCTCCATCGTCGCCGCCGCCGCCGGCCCCAGGCGGGTCATCAGATCGTTTTTCAATATGGCGAACTTGTCCGACAGGGTTTCGGTCGCGGCCGCCTGTTCTCCTACCAGGCCGACGCCGTCGCCCAGGAGGCCGCCGAACGTCTCCAGCTCGAGGCCGCCGTCACGAATCGCCGATGTCATGCGTGCGCCGGCGGTCCCGAACGCCTCCGACGCGAGCGCTAGGGCCTGCGTTTCGGTATCGGCGTTGGCGATCTGTTCGACCATATCCTCGAACGCCTGCCTGGGATCACCGCCGGCCTCGGCTACGTCGCCGAAGAACTTTTCGAGTGACGGGCCGAGCTTCGTGACGTCGACGCCGGCCTGCTCCAACATGCCGAACATGGCGGCTGTTTCTTCTCCGCTAAACGACGCGGTGGCGAAAATCGGACCGAACTTCTCCATCTGGCCCAGCAGATTGTCCATCGGTGCGCCGGTCGCCTGAGAGATCCGTACCAGGTCGCCCAGTAGCTCGTCGCTTTCCTCGAGGGGAATATTGAACTGCGTCATCTGCGCGTCGAGGCGCGCTATCGCGTCGCCAACGTCCATGTCGGTTACGCGGGCGAAGTCCAGGAACAGGCCCGTCGTGTCCTCGAGCTGGTCGCCCGTGGCTCCGAAGAACGTATTCACGTCGGCTATCGCGCCGGCGACCACCTCGGCCGTCTCCGGGACGGTGCGTAACACGTCGCTGGTTTGTGTCTTGAGGTCCTCGAGGGCGTCGCCGGTCGCGCCGGTGCCCTTGATGAGGATGTTTTCCATCTCCTCGAAGTCGAGGCCCGCCTTCACGAACGCTGCGCCCAGGCCGACCGCTATCCCGATGCCGGCACCCTTCAGGGCGCTGAACGCCTTCGACGCACCCTTCGAGAACTTCCCGACGTCCTGCTCGGCCTTGCCTAGTTCCTTTTTGAACTCCTTCGCGTTCGCCGACAGCGCAACCGAGATTTTGGACGTTTTGGCGGCCATTACGTCAACCCGGCTTTCTTGAGCAGATCGGCGGTCTGCTTCTCGTAGGCAGCGACCACCTCGTCGCGGCGCTCGTCGAGGGCGTCGTACAGAAACGGGTTCGGGTCGATGTCGCGGGCGCGCCACCCGAAGTGAATCGGGCCGGCGTAGGGCACTTTCGACGTCAGGCTCGGCGTACCAGCGTTGACCTTCGCGCCGCCGGCCGCCTTCGCCGCCTTGATCGTCTTTTGCAACGCACCGGAACGCACCGGAACGAGCTGCCTGGCACGATCGCCGACGATCTCGCCCAGGGCCTTGTTGCCTTCCTTCAGCTCGGCGACCATCTCCGGGCCGACCTCCTTCAGGGCTTTTTGGAGCTTCGCAGAATCAACGTAGATTGCGACTTCTGGCACGCCGGTTCGCCTCCTTCGTTCGTTCGTTGTGGGCTGCCCTGATCGCCCTGACGACATCAGGCGGGGCCTCGAGCAGCGCTGTGATCGGCTGCCCGGTGGCCAACGCGAGGTCGGCGAGGTGATAAGTCAGGCTGTGTCGACTAAAGGGCTTGTCTCGTTGTCCATCTCCAGGTTCTCTACTTGCTCGATGAACTGGTCGAACGGCGGGACGGTCTTGCCTTCGTGGCGGGCCTGCTCCCAGGCCAACCAGACCAGGTGCTCTAGCGCCAGCGATCCGTTCGACAGGGCCTGAATGGACAGCTTGAAATGGCGTTCGAACTTGACGAACGTCCCGATGGACGGTTTGACCGCCCATTCGGTGCCGTCCTCGAGCTGAACCCGGATGTTGAGGTCGATCATGGCGCTATGACGTCGCTGTCGAGATTGCCCCGGTCACGGGCCATGTCACGGATACGGTCGAAAGCTCCCCCACACCCCCGTCGATGAAGGGCAGCTCGGTCACCAGGCACGATGCGGTTTTCTTCGGGTTGGTCGCCGACACGCTGTCGCTGGTCGGCGTGATCGTCACGTTGACCGCTGTTCCCAGGAGGCTCGCCAAGGTCGCGTAAACCTCGCCGGCCCCAAAATCGTTGAGGAACTCCAGCGAGACTGAGCTGTCCTTAATCCCGCCAATCCGGGACACATTTGTCTCTGACATCGCCGTAGTCACCAAATCGGCGCAGGTCTCATTGAACCCCGAGACGCTGGTGATGTGATCCGTCAGGTCCACAGAGTTCACGGTCACGGTGACCGTGTTTTGCATGAATACGGCCATGATTAGCCTTCCTTTTTGCTTGTCGGTGGTGCGGTCAGGTGGCCGCTGGAGATGAGGGCCTCGATGTTGCAGCCCTCGAGGTCGCCGTCGGTGACGGTTCCCCCTGGTTTGACGCCGGCAACCGTTCTGGTTCCGGCGACCTTGTAAGTAGTGCTCATGTGGCGAATACCTCCACGTTGAATATGGCCCCGACGTACTGCGAGTCGGCGACGTTGACATTTCCGTAAGCGGTGCAGCTCGTCACCTGGGACGTCGAAGCCTCGCCGCCCAGCGTCGTGTCGCCCCGGATTGCGGTTTCGACCGAATCTGATCCGGTGATGAAGCTGTCGAGGACGTCCTGGCCGGCGTTTGGTTCCCACCGTTGCGCCAGGGCCAGTACCTCGAAGTTGAATCGCGACAGGCCCTGGCCGCCCATCGCCTCGTGATAGTCAGCGACCGGCGACCCGGGGCGAACTATCGCGCACGGCACGGTCACCCGGTCGGGGACGGTGTCGAACACGGCGTTGAAGGTGCTCACGGTTTCGAGCCTGACCTTGATCTCGTCGCGGATGGCGGTGTAGTCGGCCACATCTACGCCACGGCCAACAGGCGGTAACCGGACAACAGGGCGCGCACGTCCGGGTCGATTCGTGAGATGCGCACGGCGTCGCCCTCGAGGCCGGCCTGGAACCCCAACGGCGAGCTGCGGCGCTGATACAGGCGTGCGCCGAGCACCGTCGACGCCTGCACGATCGCCTTCGGAATGCTCATGCCGTATCCGTAATACGCCTCGACCTCGATCGTCGCCCGATCGGAGGTGTATCTGGGGAACGATGACCCGTCGACGCGGCGGATGACCCTGTACGGGGCCTGGTTGCCGTCGACGACGAACTCCGAAGTCACGGTGAGGGTCGTGTCGTAGGTGCCGTCGTCGGACGTGTCGACCTTCAGGACCAGCGACGTGGTCTGGGCGATGTCGTCGACCAGGACGACACGGTCGTTCATCGGCCGGTAGACCTTGGTCGACGTCGACCCGGGTACGGAGAAGCTGCGGCCGGTGTAGTTGTCTATCTCGGCTTCGGCTGCGTCTATCGCTGCGTCGATCGCGTCGTCTTCCGAAGTGGTGCCCGACGGGATACCGAGGTAGGTCTTGACGACCGCCCTGGTGGTGTAGGCGGGCATCGGCTACTTCTTTTTCGGGGCCGGCTTCTTTTTCGCGGCCGGCTTCGGTGCCGGTGGCGCGGGTTCCGGCTTGTGGACGCGGCTGGCGGCCTGCTTGTCCCACAGTTGTTCGTAACTCGACTTTTCGCTCATCTTTCCTCCTGGTGGTAACGCCCCGGTCGGGGTTGACAGTCCGACCGGGGCGCTCCCTGGTGGGGGGTCTTAGAGGGTCGCGTTGTAGAGCGTCCCGTGGCACTTGCAGACGCTGTTGGGGTCTCTGACCATGAACGCCGAGTAGCCGTACGAGATGATCTTGATCGTCA